TCTGCCCGTCCACCCTCACATACTGCGAGGGCCGGATGCCCGGTCGCCAGCGGATCGTGTAGGCAATCTCGTTCTCGTGGAGGATGCGGCTGGCGAAGAGGGTTTCCCGACCTCCGGCCTCGGTGCGCTGCGCGAAACAGACCGCAATCGGCACAAGCTCGTCGGTACGTTCATTATACTCGTCGCGTTCCTGTGAGTAGGCACATATCTCGATGCGGGTGTCAAACATAGCCGTAGGGAGTTATGCGCCACGGATCGAGGAGTTTCTGCGCCGTGAGCGACAGTTCCGACACCGACCGCCCGACGATCTGGTCGGACTCGTTGTCATATATCGTCCCCAGAATAAGGAGGATGGCGGCTTTGAACGTGGCCGGGATTTCGGTTTTGGTGTATCCCTGAATCGCCGTGACGGTAATTTTCCCGCCGACCTGTTCCGGCTTGAGGAACATGATCTGCTGGGAATAGTCGCCGAGCATGACCACATAATCTTTGGCCGCTATTTTTTTACCAAGACAGGACACCGCCGACACGCTCTGGGTGTTCATGGGCAGACGGATCGTTTCCCCGTCGGCGTTCAAAAGCACATTAAACACAACGCTCTTCGGTCGGATCAACCGCCCTGTGAAGTCCTCCGCAATGGCGAAGGCCATTTCCAACTTGTCGGCGATGAGCTTGTCGTCGCCCGTGTAGTCCCCAAGCCGGAGATGTTCCTTTGCCAGCGACAGCGTGATCGGCAGCGTCCTTTTAGTTATCTTGGTATATTCGATCATAGGTTACGAGCCTGCGTGGATCATCTTTTTGATCGGGTGCGTGCCGGCGTTGAGCAGCAGGCCGTCCAGACGGGCGAAGCCGAAGATGCCGATGGAGAGGTACTCGGCCAGCAGTTCGTTCAGGCGAATGATGCGGAAGTCCTTGACCATACGGATCTTGAACTTGCTGAAGTCGCCGAACAGCACCGAGGCGTTACCGGCCCCGATGTCGGGCATATCGTCGTTCAGGGTGTACGGTTTGGCGAACAGAGTCGGCGGCGTGCCGTCCTTCGCGCCCTCCTGCCAGATGTAGCGGCCCGTCGTGTCCTTGATCTTCACGAGCGACCAGAGGGTGTTGCGGTTGAACATGAAGCGACCGTTCCGGGCGTAGGCCGAGTCGACCGACTTAAGCAGGTCGATGATGTCGTCCAACTTGATGGCTGCCGCCGCCGGCGTCGCATCGCTGGCCGTAGCCCAATTGATGATGCCTTTCGGTTTGCCCGTGCCGTTGCCGATGGTCAGGTCTTCGTTCATGCCACGACCGAAGCTCTCCGAAAGAAGATCCGACAGCAGCGACTCCAGATCGAAACTGCTGTCCTGCAATAGCTCCAGCGACACCGGCACAATGGGCGTGCGGTAAGTGTACGCTTTCATCGTCTCCGAACCGAAGGAGGGAGCCTTCTGCGTGGACTTCTGATACTCGGCCACAACGGTTGCGCGGCTCGAAGTGTCGTTCACGGTCGGCATGATCAGGTCGCCGCCGGTTGCGGTCGAGAACACCGAACCGGCCTCCAGCATACCGCCGTAGGTTTTCAACGCTTTTTCGATGGAGCTGGCCAGCGTCGCCGGAACCAGCACACCCCCGGCGAGTCCCGACAGTCCGGCGCGGCTTTCGAAGAGCTTGCGGTTCTCGGCTGTCACGCCGTTCTCGCCTTTGAGGAGGTACTCCACGAATGCGCCCCGGTACTCCGTGCCGTCGTCCTTGCCCTCGTCCTTCTGCTGACGCTCGAAGACCTGCTCCGCCTGCCGGCGTTCCATCTCCTCGAACCTCTCCTCTTGTCCCACCTTGCGGTCGGCGGTGTCATAACCGGCAAGCAGGGTGTCCCACCGCTGCTGCTCCTCGGCGGTCATCTCACGACCGTCGGTGGTCTTGCGAAGCTCGTCGATCTCGGTAAAGACCGAAGCTCGCTTCTCGCGTAATTCTTTGAGTTTGCCCATAAAATTCTAATCGGATTAAAATGTTTTGAGCAAACTTAAACAGCCGCAGGGAGCCTGTTGTGAGACATTGTCCCAATTAAGGATCCGAAGAGAACAGCCAACTCTTTCCTAATGGCAATTTATTTTATATTTTTGTGCAGATGGATGTCCTGACCAGAGAGCAACGCCGAAAAAATATGCAGGCCATTAAGAGCTGCGGAACCAGAGACGAGGTTCGACTGGCAAAAGCGTTGTGGAGCAGAGGGTGGAGATACCGGAAGAACAATAAAAAGATATTCGGCAAGCCGGACATCTCATTTGCAAAATATCGCGTTGTTGTCTTTGTTGACAGCGAGTTCTTTCACGGCAGGGATTGGGAAACGGAGAAACACAGAATAAAATCCAGGCGTGAGTTCTGGTGGCCCAAGATAGAACGTAATATAGAGCGTGACCGCGAAGTCACGGAAACGCTTACAAAAGACGGTTGGACTGTGATCCGGCTCTGGAGTAAGGATATTCGGAAAAACATCGAAGATTGTATCGAAATAATAGAGCGGGAGCTTAACAGGAATAAATGATTACATATAACGACATAAAGAAGCAGCTGAATCTGAATATAGATAAGCACCTGAATGACGGGTTTGCCCATGTGACTCACTATTGGCAAAACCACAAAAACGGTGTTTCAAAATATTATAAGCCGTCAGCCGAGGAGTACCTCAACTCCCTGTCAGCTATCAGCAGCATTCCTGTTCCTGCCAAATACGACGTTCCTTTCCCGCCTCCCGCCACACCAAAGTTTAAGTTCATCGACCTGTTCGCCGGAATCGGCGGTTTCAGAATGGCCTTTCAGAACCTCGGTGGTCACTGTGTGTTTTCGAGCGAATGGAACGATTACGCAAAGAAAACCTACGAGGCCAATTTCGGCGAAGTTCCTTTCGGCGATATAACCAAAGTAAACGAGAACGACATTCCGGATCACGATATACTGATTGCCGGCTTCCCGTGTCAGCCGTTCTCCATCGCCGGCGTGAGCAAGAAGAATGCTCTGGGCCGGGCGCACGGATTTAAGGATGAGACTCAGGGGACGCTGTTTTTCGACATAGTGCGAATTCTGGAGGCCAAACGCCCCAAGACATTCCTGCTGGAAAATGTTAAGAATCTGGTATCGCATGACCGGGGCAAAACCTTTAAGGTGATCCAGGGAGCCATCCGGGAACTCGGATATTCTCTCCACTATAAGGTGCTTGATGGCAAGCATTTTGTCCCCCAGCACCGTGAGCGTATCGTGATGGTCGGCTTCGATATGAAAGTATTTGACGGCAGAGAGGGGTTCACTTTTCCCGAAATGCCGGATGTTGAAAATAAAATCAAAAGCATTCTCGACGATAATATCGATCCGAAATATACCCTCTCGGATAAACTTTGGAATTATCTTCAGGATTATGCAGCCAAGCACAAAGCCAAAGGCAACGGGTTTGGCTTCGGCCTGACCGACCTAAACGGAGTATCACGCACAATATCTGCCCGTTACTACAAGGACGGATCTGAAATTCTGATTCCGCAGGAGGGTAAGAATCCCCGACGGCTCACTCCGAGAGAGTGTGCGAGGCTTCAGGGTTACCCGGACAGTTTCATAATACCCGTATCTGACAATCAGGCCTATCGTCAGTTTGGCAACTCGGTGGTTACGACTCTGATGCAGGCCGTGGGAGAAAATTTGGTTAAAGAATTACTGAAAGATGGAAGGAATACTAAATAAGGCGATACAGGCCGTTCAGGATTCGGAGATCGCTTTCTCCAAGTATATAACCGCCAATGATGTCGGCGCAACCGGCGGTCATCAGGCCGGGTTCCATATTCACAAAAACGCATGGCCGCTTTTCTTTGATCGCCCCGGCGAGAAAGGAAGCAACAGGGATAAGTTCATTACTATTCGCTGGCAGGACGATTTTGAAACAGACAGCCGGTTCATTTACTATGGCATAGGCACGCGCAATGAATACCGCCTGACAAGGTTTGGACGCGGATTTTCGTATCTCGGTGACGACAATATAGGCGACCTTCTGATACTTGCCAAAAGAGGAGAGAATTTCTATGATGCTTATGTGCTGCATCACGATGAGGATATCGAAAACTTTTTCGCTGCCGTCAATATGTCGTCGACCGATACCAACGGCATTATTCCGAAGCAGCTGGTGCAGACTGCCGAGGAGATACTCTTGGAGTGCTTCCGGGTGTTTATCAGGGCGCAGCAGGTGGAGTTCCCGCTTTCTGTCAATCTCTCCGCCCGTGCGCGGCACTGTTATAACAACGCCTACGGAATCGACGCCCGTCACATTATGGCCAATCCGGACTCGGATCTGCTGAAATGGATTGAAGCCGAGTTCCAGCTGTTTAAAGAGTTTGAGAATGACCGGTATGCAACCCGCATCCGTACTCCGTTTGCATCTGTAGAGGAGCTGGTCGAGGCAGCCAATACTATTCTTAACAGGCGTAAGAGTCGCGCAGGCAAGTCGCTGGAGCATCATCTGTCGGAAATGTTCTCCACATTCGATGTTGCCTATCAGACGCAGGTTGTGACCGAGGGTAATAAGAAACCTGACTTTGTATTCCCCGGATCGGAGGCCTATCACAACCCGCGCTTCGACGCGGACAAGCTGATCGTAATGGCAGCAAAAACCACCTGCAAAGACAGGTGGCGGCAGATTCTCAATGAAGCGGACAGGGTACGCACAAAGCACCTGTTTACGCTTCAGCAGGGTATTTCAGCCAATCAGTTAAGCGAAATGTACGAGTACAACGTCTGCCTTGTGGTTCCCAAGCCGTATATAACGAGTTTCCCACAGGAATATCGTGGCCGAATACTGTCCCTCGGCGACTTCATCGGGCAGGTTCGCGCAAATCAAATCTAAGACTTAACACGCAATGCTTCGACCAGCCTGTCCCGCGACAGGCTTTGGTGCGTTACGTTATCATTGTCGGATTTTTCGGTATTGTCGTCGGTGGGTGTCTCGTCTGTGGCCATCGGCTCGGAGCCGGACGCGCCCTCTTCGCCTGCATCGCCATCCGGCTGTAACGACCGGAGAAATTCGGCCTTACGTTGCTCCAGATGACGGACGGAGGCTTCCGTGTCTTTGTAGGCCGGATAGACCACGAGAGCGACATCATACAGTTTCGACACCTTGATGATCGTGCGCTGGTCGAACTTCAGGCCATTGCCCTCGTCGGCGTAGAGCCACTCATCCTGCCCGACCACGAAGCGGAACGAGCATTGACTGATATCTCCGCGCCGGAGCAGTTCCACCATATTGTTGCCGACGGTGGTGTTCGGCGCGTCGAATGAAAACCGCAGGCCGATCTCGTCGACCGTAAGCGTCAGCGTTCCGCTGGCTGTCCGGGCGAGAATATCGTCGATGTTATGGTTGAAACACATAATCGCGTCAGTCGTGTCGCACTCGTCAAATGCCCCACCGCGTATCTGTTCGAGGAACCACCCGCAGATCGGTTCCGACCACTTGCCAAACTTGGCCGCATAGCCGGTGACGGTGCGACCGTCGGCATTATCATCACGTTGTTCGATGCGGATGTCGGAGAGCTGGCATCGCAGCTCTACGTCCCCATTATTGATTTTTCTTGTTTCCATCTCTGTTTATTGCCTGTTTTACGGTTTGCATATTCATCTGCACGAAATACTCGTCGCCACCCTCGTAGGAGTTCATATCCTCGAAGTTGCGGATCTCGTTGGCGGTCATCGCCCCGACGAAATTCATATTCTTGTAGAACTCGCTGCGGGTTTTGGCGTCGCCCCTCAACAAGCCGTTCAGCGAGAATAGGTAGTAATACTCGTCGAACTCATCGTGCCGGAGCAGTTTGCGGTTGAACTCTTCCTCCAGCCGAACGAGGTATGGCATCAGGCAGTAGCGCACGAACTCCATCGCCTGATGCTCGATATTGTTGTTTGTCGACCGCTCAAGGTCGGCGATCATGTGAGGCGGGACTCCGTATATCGTTGCGATTTCGGTCTTTTGGAACTTCCGCGTGGCGATGAACTGCGCGTCTTCCGGCGGGATGCTCACGCGCTCGTAGGTCATACCTCCCTCCAGCAATAGCGGGAGGTGGGCCTTGTGCAGTCCGACCGATTGAGCTAACAGGTCTTTCTTGAGCCGCTCGTAGGCCTCCGGCTTCAGCGTCGAGGGATATTTGAACACCCCGGACATATTGCCACCCTGATTAAAGAACATCTCTCCGTACTCCTGTGCCGATATCGAGAGGGCGAGGTTGTCGCGGTGTACGGCAATCGGACTCTTGCCTTTGTAACCGTTGGTCGACAGACCCTTCAGATGGATCATGTCGTAAGCCGGAAGTATCTCGCCACTGTCGAGGCGGTAGAACAACTCTTCGTTATCGGTCAGCACAGGCTCGACCTTTGCCGGATGGTAATACTTGAGCCGGAGCGGTCGGTAGTGCTTGTCCCGGTAGATGCGTGCATATCCATTTCCCCATAGCGTGCAGGAGATCATAAGGAAGTGCATCAGATCGAATCGGGTGGAAAAGTTGTTCGGAGTCTGGAGGATGCGCCCGGCGGCGTGACCGGACTGACGTTCGCGCCCGGTGGCTGTGCGGCGATAAAGATGGATGGGGAGTATACCAACGGTTTCGGAGAGGATCCGCACGCAGGCCCAGACTGCGGTCAGCGCAAGTGAACTCTCCTGTGTGATCGCCGGGCGATTAGTCTTATCGGAGACCATATCGGCGGTCAATGCCTTGTTAACGGCATTCTCGAACTCATCGGATAGCATCCGTCGCTCGGCTCGTGATATGTCAAAACCAAAAATACGCATCCCTGTCTGTTCTTTCGGGCAAACATAAGATGCGGAGACGGTGTCGCTGTGAGACAATGTCCCTATATGCGTTCCAGCAGAGTGATCTCGAATGCGTAGGCATCGGCGTCGATAGAGGGTGGAGTCATGAAGTACATCTCCCGGTCGTTTAGCGGAATGACTCGGTAGCTGTTGCCGGCGATGGCACTTGCCGACTCGCCGGCGGCAGCATGAATACTGATGGTTTTGAAGTCTGGATCGAAAGAGTACACGCAGGTTAACTTGTCGCCGGCGGACAACTCTGTCAAAATGCCGGCGTCGGCGAATTCGACGACACACTCCCGGTCG